TTCATGAAACGACTCATCGAGCAAAACGCACTATACTCATTACCATGAATACAACAAGTGACTAATACTGTTTTACTGTAATGTTCCGGCTCAAATGTATAACTATATACGTTGTATTTGTTTGATTGGTCTTTACCAATGTATTTTTTGAAACAGTATTTATTATCGACAAACACGTCGTAGAATGCTTTTAAGTTTTCAGTTGGATCATTACTTAATGGTGTTTCATTTACACCACGTTCAGCACTTTTCATGTAAGGTGGATTAAATAAATATGCAGGATCATCAGTAACATTCATCAATTTATCTGTTTCTTCTTCAATGTATGCAAAATCGTGTCTTAAACGTTCAGAAAGTAATGAATGACTTTGACCGTCCATAGAAACACGACTATCTCGGACTTCTTGTTGGCCATTTCCTAAATTACCTAATACTAAGTTTTTAACACGTTTATGTTGATAACGAAGTTCTTTATCAACTGTGGTACTAGGACCAGTAGGAAGTGTGTACTTAATTTGTTCGGCAGTATGTGCTTTTGTTTCATTTCGACTATGCTTATCTAATAACTTTTCGATATTTGTTAACATATCTCTTGTGGCAATAAAATTTAACTCATTTTCTCTAACAAAACGAGCGCCAAATATTGCATCTAAGTCGGTATATATCGTTTTTCTCATTTCAAACCTCCTACTTTAGTTTCAAGTTGCCATTAGCATCAATGACAATATCAGCACTACTTAAATTAACGACTGTGCCATCTTCTTTAGTCGCTTTTATATCTTTAGTAGCACTATCTTCTTGTTGACGTTGTGTGGTTTTAATAGCTGCATTTGTTTTTGCAGTCGTTACTTTATATGTGTGAACAAAGCTATTTTGACCGCCTAATTTCCCTACAGCTGCTGCTGCTTCACTTACGCGTTTTTTATATCTATCTACACGTTTGAAATCACCTAACGTCACATCTTGTTTAACGATAATATTATCTTTATCCCTTACCGTTTTTACATCAACAATACGAACGAACTCATTAATACCTAAGATAGAATGATTAATCTTAACGATATCTGCTACTTTAGGAACAGCGTTTCGATAGTGTTCGTTCAAAGCAATGAAATCTAAACTAATGGATGTTTTAACTGAACTTTCGATTAATGATTGAAGTTTTTGATGCATTACTTCTTCATCTTTGATACGACCATCTTTAATTGGTGGCGCATCATAACGACCGTAGTCTTTGATACTAGGATGTTCAAATTTCATAACAAATCCAGCTGCTGTACTACCTTCTTCTTCATCATAATCGCCATATCCAACTGCGTAGGTATAAAGTTCACTACTATCTTCTTCTATTTTCATATTATTGGCGTTGATTTCATCATCTATATGATAACTAGCATTTTTATTCAAAAAAGGTGTAAATACAAATGTGTAAGTTCCACTCTTGTTATTAAATTCAATATCAAACTCTACATCAAAGTGACTGCAAAACTTCTTGATCAAATCTTCTAAACTTTCGCCTTCACCAGCATTTTCAAATTGAGATGAACCAAGAGAACCATTTATTTTATATTTCAGTCCAGTATTATCGAATATCTGTTTAAGAAACTTATCGGCGGTAAAACTACCATCTATCGTTTCATAAACACGAGTATGTTTAATGATATCTAACGGCTTATAACGACAAGAGACAGACACAAGTTGTTTCTTACCATGTGTCTGTCTGTCAATAATAAATACTACATATTCTCTTTTATCCTTTGGACCTTGTACTCTTGAAATCGTCCATCTTTTTTGTAAACCTCTGACAATTTGATAATTAAATTCATCTTCAACGATTTCAAATTGTAAGATTATGTCAGAACCAAGTTTAGATGTTTCGGTAGTAGACACGTACAATGGAATACTACGCCCACGTATTGGAGTAACTAATATTGGCATGTCTACACCTCACAAATAATAAAATTTCAAGTCAAATGTTACTGATTTAACTTGCTGATTGAATTCAAAATTATTCCAACCTGGATAAAACTTTGGTTGTGCATTTGATGCTAAGTCATTAATAGGAATACCGTTTCTAAATGTTTGTACGCCGTCATAGACAATCTTGTCGCCTTTTTTTAAATTAGCACCTTCGATTGTCATAACATCACTATTACCTAGCGTAAATTGGAATATCTCTGTTGCTTTAACATCTTTTCCTAATACCACTGTTACTTTTTTAAATAAATTGAATTGATCATTAGGTACATTCCCGTGATAGTACACTGAATTGTTATATACATTAGTAAATGAATACTTACGACGTGTATCTTCTTCATCAAAAGGAATTAGCATATCATTGGACCACAATTCTCTGTCAGGTCGTTTCTCTAATTCCAATGACGTGCCAATACTTTCAGCAAAAGGTAACTCATCAGTTTCAAAATCTAATGAAAATTGAATTTTACGTCCTACTTCTTTAGGCTCGATAACGCCGTTACAAATCACTTGGTATTGTCTACCATTTACATAGTGATTATTATTAAACGGCTCATGATTAAGTACTAAATTGTTGTATTCATCTATATCTTGATAATCATCTTTAGTAGGTTGAATAAAACGATAATTGAGTGGTACAGTTCTTCTCAATTCTCTAATTAGTATTGGATCTTTACTTGTAGTTAAAGCATAAAACTCATCTCTTAATCTAGGATTATCATTTAGTTTAGTCGACATAACGTAACATTCAACTTTAATATTACGCTTACGATATTGTGTACTTAGCCTAATACGTCCATTTGTATTTTCTTTTGTCTTATAGTCTTTTTCTATTTCTATACTTTCGACAGTCACGCTTTCTACTTTGAAACCGAAGTCGTTCAAAGTATAACGTTGTCCGTCTTTTTTCTTAATTTCTATATCCATTGAACGACCTCCTTAGAATGAAAACGTTGCATCTTCATTTGCAGTTTGACCATTAACAATTGCCGAAAGTGCTTCATTATTAACATCCATTTCTATACGAACTACACGTTGATTTGGAGATGAATTAACTTGATGTGTATGTTGAACTTGCGCATTTACAGAAGCAGTAGCATTTCTAAAATCACTTGTTATTTTAGGAATATTAAGTGATGAATTAAATCCAGAACTTACTCTTGATGCAATTGATGAAGCTAAGTCTATCACTTTACTACCTTCTGCATTCATTCCTAAATGCATACCTTCCATAGTGTAAGCGCCAATATCTTTAAACACACGTGAAGGCGAATGAATGCTTAATGCTCCTTTAACTGCACTGATTGCGCTCTTAGCTACATTGACAGCCGAACTAATAACTTGACTTGCTCCACTCATAATACCTCGAGCTAAACCAGCCATCATTTGCATTCCGGCACTAACAAATTGTCCTAAAAATCCTTTAATAGCAGCAACTGCACGTGACATACCACTTCTGACTTGGCCAATCACATTGACAAAACCGCTAATTACACCTGAAACAAATCTAGCCATTGCACCAATGATAGCTGAAACCCATTGAGCGCCGTGAGAAATAATGAATCCAAGTGCTTGAGCCATTTTAGAAGCGACTGTTTGAGCTACTCGACTAAACCAATTTGTCACACTTGACCAAATTTGACTAAGGTATTGTGTTGTAGACGACCAAATTTGAGACCAACTTGAAATACTCGTTCCAAGTATGGAATTTAGACTAGCAAATATGAAATTAGAAATTTGAGAGAAAATTGATTGTACCGCACCCCAAATGGTATTTAGCACATTTGTGAATGTATTTTGTAAAGTCTGTAGTGCGCCTGAAAAATCGCCAGTAATTAATTGAATGAAAGCAGTAAACAATCCAACAATAATTTGAATTACAGATGATACGATTGCACCAATTGCAGTGAAAATTACCGATACCGCAAGCCACAGTCCCTTAAACGCTTCTACTAAGAAATTAATCGCTTGTACAGCTACAACGCCTAGAATTTGATTAATAAAATCGCCAAATTGTTGGAAAATCGGAATTAACGGTTCAATTGTTTGCATGATATTATCGTACAATTGAATAAACCAATCTATAACAGACTGAATAGCACCGCCTATTGTTGTAGAAATTACGTCCCACGCATTTGTGAGTGCATTTCTAACACTTTCGTTGGTGTTCCATAGCCAAACAAGGACTCCGATGACTGCTGTAACTGCTGCTATAACTATAAGTATAGGCGCGTTTAAATACATAAAAGCTAATGCAACAGTATCTAATATGCCACTAATTGCACTTCCAATTGCGCCAAACGCTTCCATTACCGTTCCAGCACCAGTTAAAACTCTTGCAAATTTACCAATAAAGTCTATTGCACCTAAAATTGGTGGACCTAATGTCATAAAGATACCTGCTAACGTTGCAATTAAACCTAGCATTATACCGATTGCTGGGTGCGCCTCAGTTAAAGCTTCAATAAAATCAGTCATAGCAATTGCTACATCTAATACTGCAGCTGCAAATGGTGCCATAGCAGTAGCAACATTGATAATTATATTAATGATGTTTCCTAGCAATTGAATAAGTTTAGGACCATTTTCTTGAACGTATTCAATGAACTTTTTAAATCCATCACTTTGAGCAATCGTAGCACTCCATTCTTCAAATCTTTGTGCCATATCTGCTAAACCTTGTAACACAAGATGAGTGTTAGGAGCGAATGCTTTCATCAAGTTGAAAATACCTTTAAATGTTGAGCCGAATATCTGACCTATTAATGGCAAATTCTGTTTAGTATATTCAATAAAAGCCTTGATTGCATTTTGGCCTTCAACTGATTGCGCCCACTCATTGAATGCTTGTCCCATTTTTTTAAAGCCTTGTGATACCCATTCGGCTAAAGGTGCAATTTGTGTAAGTACACTAATTAAACCACTACCAAATGAGCCAGCAGCATCTAACATATTGTTAAATATTCTTACACCAGTTGTACCCATCATTTCAAAGAAACGTTGAGCTACTTGAGAATTTCTAGCCCAATCAAGCATCTTAGCACTAGCTTGTTCCATTCCTTGAGAAACACCATTGATAAAAGGTGTAAGTCCAGATAATGCAACTTTAGCAGTATCAATAGCATTGGCTAATGTATTAAATATTTGTGCTTGATTTTGTTTGATAAGGCCAGCCCACGCACTCTTTAAGCTATCTAATGAAGCTTCATAACGCTCAGTTTCTTTAGTTGCCTCTAATGTTCCATCAGCTAACATGGTTAAAGCGCTAATACCCATAGCACCAAATGCGACTACACCTGCACTAGCAACACCGAATGCGCCAGCTAAACCAGCAGCACCACCTGCTACTACGCTAATTGCATTTAATACCGCCATCAATACGGGTACTAAACTAGCAATTATTGGTACAAGTAAAGTAATATTGGAAATTAGAACACCTTGAACCATGTTTCCTAGCACTGTTCCTATTGTACGAATCTTAGTAGCTAATCTATCCCAAGATTTTGTTGATTCATCAATACCAGCGCTTAACGCTTTTAAGAAACCTTCTGCTTTATCACTATCAACTTCTAACCGAGTACGAACTTTATTTGGAATACTGCGCAACACCGTCTTAAAAGTAGTTACTTCCGCATTAGCTAATGCAGAATCTACTTGAATAGCAGTTTTAACCTTTCTACCATCAAGTCTATCCAACTCTTTTTTCGTCTTTTGAAATTTAGTAACAAATAATCTGTCGTTTAAATCAATTGCAGTTCGAACTGACTTACTATCTAAAAAATCTAAAGCTTTTTCTAGTTGGTTTATCTTAGTTTCTGCTTGTTTAGTATTCGCATCCACTTTAGGTTCAACATCCATATCGTCGATAAGCTCTAAATCTTTCTCAATCGCATCTATATCCATATCAAACTCATGTTTGTCAATATCTACATCAACTGTTGCTTTTTCATTTTCTAAACGGTCAATTTTAGCATTTATTTCATTAATTTCAGCATCAAATTTCGCTTTTTCTAAATCGATTTCAGGACTTGCCTCAGTTCCATCAATTTCATCTAATTGACGAATAACTTCGTCTTTTTTAATTTCTAAATCAATAATATCTGCATCAATTTCTGAAGTTGAACGCTTTCCATCTAGTTCATTTAATGCTTTTTCAGCTTCTTCGACCTTAGAAATAAGATTTTTATCACTAGCTTTTAATTCGATATCATCAATACTTTTAGCGACAGCATCATATCTTTTCAATAAATTAATAGCTTGATTTATTTCTTTTTTGAATCGCGAAGTATTAGCCACCAATTCATTACTGACAGTATATTCAGTGTTAGGCACTATTCCACCTCCTTATTCCTAGTTTCATTATTCATCTTAGCTATCGCTTGTAATAAACTATTTTCACTAGGTGATATTTCTTCTGTTTCTTTATGATATTCAATAGTTTTACCTGAAAGAATACGATTATAATTTTTTTCAAAATCAATAATGTCACTAGCAGTTTGGTATCTATAAACTTCTTTAGGTTTCTTTTCTGTACCAACATTTTTAGTGGTAGCAGCATCACGTATAGCAAAAGCGAGTTTATACCTTTCGAATTCTTCTCTTAAAACGTCTAGTTCTAAAGCCCACATGCGATAATTGAATTCACGTAGTGTTAAATTATCAATATCTTCTAAACTAGTCATCTTCAAATCGGACATGCAGGCTAAAACTATACGATCATAAGTAACTAAATCTCTTTCGCTTCTAGTGCTTTGCTGTTGTTGATAACGTCTTGGGTTAGAACATTCTTTCCCATATCCTCAAGAACGATTTCTCCGAATTTTTTAAGTGAACCATGTTCTTTAATTAAATCAACTAAGATACCCTCTAATTCTTCATCATTTTTAGGTGAATGTTGTTGGCCACGAGTAGTCGCTTTAATAATTTTTGCAATTGCAATCGCATTACCTGATTCTAATTTAGGTACTAATTTCTCTAAACCTTCACCAAGTTCTACACGGTCTTGAACTTTAAATCCTAACGCTTTATCAATAGCATCTAATTGACCAATACCAAAACGCATTTCTAAATCTTTTTTACCATTCTTAATTGTAATCATATATTTTCCACCTCATTAATTTTTTGAAATAAAAAAGAGCAGGCTATTCACCTACTCTATAAATCGATTTACTTATCAGATGTTGAAGTTGAATTTGACGTTGATGTACTGCTAGAAGAACTATTTACTTTAGGTTGAGGAATACTTTCCAGATTTTCAGTAGCAGGATCATCAGCAGTAGTGTTATGGAATTTGTAACCATTAGCATCTAATTTTTGTTCAACTTCATCAGGAATAGTTGCATAACCACGTTGGAAACGACCATTAACGCCATATTCAAGTTCGTATTCATCTACTCCTCCAGTTTCACCTTTTAAAGTAAATTTATTAAATTTACCTTGGAAATATTTAGCTTTAAATCTTCCAGCATTTTCGCCTGTACCTTCAATTTTACTTTCAATTTCCCACATCTCATAAGGTGTTTTATCAACTGTTGCATCCTCTACTTCATCAGCAAACGTATCTCCATAAGCCATCTTTGCTGTTGCTGTTGCTGTTGTAGATGTAGATCCTTCAGTTGAATAACTTCCATCCATTGTATCTTCTGTATCAGTATCTGTTTCATGACTTAACTCAAATTCAGTCATCCACATCATACGAGTTGCATCAACTGCTTCCCCTAGCTTTCTAAAAAGATACAATCTGAATTTACTATCTTTTTTATCCATCACTTTACCTCCAATTAATAAGATTTATATTCAGCTTTCAAAGAAGTATGCAACAAGCTCTTATTACCTTCTTCTTTGTTAATAAGTGTATTTGCATGAATCGTATCAATTGATACATGGTAATTACCTAAATCGCTAATATCACTTAATATTTGATCAGCATAATAAATTAATTCATCATGCTTACCAACATCATTAGCGTCAGACCATATATCAACATCTACGATTAATCCACCACCAAAAGAATTAAGCGTATAATGAAATTTATCTGCATTACCTTTTGAAACTACAAAAAAAGGATATGTGATAGATTGGCCAAGTTCTGTTGAATCAATGACTTCTATTCCATATCCTCGTAATTTTGTAAATACTTCATTGTATAACAATTGTTGTGGCGTTCTATTACTCATCATCTAACCTCTATCCATTGAGTAATCGTTTTAAATCGTTGTATTGGTTTTCTTTTAAAGTTTGATACGTCGGAAACATGAAAGGTTCCTTATTCATATAACGCGTACCAAATTCGAGATAACCGCTATAATAAGCATTTGATATTACTTTGTGATGTAACTTACCAACTTTTTGATACTCAATTTGGCGCCATAAGTTACCCGTCCAATAACCTTTAATCATTACTTCTTTAGCATTTTTTTGAGCAATTCCTACACCTTCTTTTGCATTCATCTCAAGAATGAAATCAACATCATCATCTATATTGTCATGCATAGCTCTCATGTGTTTAATCAGTCTATCTAGACCTTTAGTTTCCACTTAATAACTCCTCATGAAGATAAATTGATGTTTTATGTCGATATGTTCTTACATCTGCTACTCGATAGCGTCGGTCTCTTAATAATGCATGAGTAGGAACAACATCCAATTCATGATTAAAACGGACAACGGTAATATCTTTATACGCTTCGCCAAATTCAGCAAGCACTCTTTCCCTAGACAACGCGCTACTGTTACATGGAATATTCGGTAGTATTGTTTCAACACTTTCTTTCTTCTCAGTAACAGGGTTATATTTGGCCACTTTTTGAACGATTAGATCAACTCTATCTTCAAATCTCAATAGAATTTGATACTTCCTTCGCGTTCAATTGTTTCTACGGGAAAAAGTCTGTCAATTATTGGTAAATATTCATCAAAATCCTTAGGTTCATAAGTGCTGGAACGTCCATCTTGTGATTCGCTAGACATTCCTTCAGCACCTATGCGATTGTATCGTTTTAAAGTAACTTCAATAACGATAAATTCTAAACCTTCAGGTACATCTTCACGCAAATCTATTGGTAATCTTGAAAGTAACTCTGCAGTTACGTTTTCAATAATTACTTTGAGTTGCTCATCTTGTCTATTATCTTTCAAACCAATACGAGATTTAACTTTAGTTAAGTAATCCATAGTTTCACCTTCTTAATGATTAATGGATTATGCAGTAGTCGTTGCTGGTGTTGGTGGAGTGATTGTCACTTTAACAACTGCATCAATATTTTCAGGGAACATTGAAATAGCATGCATTAGTACTGTTTCGCTTGTTAAACGACTTGAATCCATATCATGTAACACACCAACAAATCCAGTTTGATCAACACTGAACGGGAATGCTAACGATAAATCACCGTTAGGATTTGCATAAGCTACGTTTAAGTTTTCTGCAACTGTGAACCATACTTCTCCTTCTGGAACATCAGAGAACTCAATAACTTTCGCACCTACATAACGAGTAAGTAAATTCAAACCGAATTCAGAACCGTCAGAGTTGATTAAACCTTCTGCTAAATGTCCAGCAACATCATTAGGATTAACTAAAGCGATAGGTGTGATTTCTGTATCTAATAAAACTGATAAGTTTGCACGACCTTTAGCTAAAGCGCCCTGTAAATTAGGTGCATCTAATTTAGCTTTGTTTGTACGTGATTTGTTTGTTAACGCAGCTTTTAACATATTGAAGAAGTCTGTACGGAATTGTTTTTGGACATAACGTAACATTTCATCATCAGTACGATTTACTGCTGTGCTAAATCCGTGTGCTTGAATTGATTCTGCAGTAGTTGCTTTACGGAATTTTTTGAATGTCAATTCTGTGATGTCTACTAATTCACGTTCAACTTTAGTTAATGGAATAACGTCACCTTCAGCAACAATTCCATCTTGGTTACCTTCAGGATTTACTGAAAAACGATATTGTTTTAATGCTGTACCAACGTTCATTGGTAATTTATTCGTAATGTTTAATGCTTCAAATAGTTTATTTAAGCTTTCTCCTAAGCGATTAACGAAGTCGATTGACTTAGCTTCGCCCAAAGCTTGTACATCAATTTGATTTGGTTGTGGTGCCATTTAAAAAACCTCCATTTATTTAAATAAGTGTCGATTCTGAGCAATAGCCATTTGTCTTTCATCAGAATCTTTAATATTCATAATGTCTTCTCTAGTCATACCACCAGATTTGACGTTTTTAGGAGCGCCATTTCTGAGCGACTCTTTCACTTGTTCTTTAACAATGTTGTTAATTACATTAGTGAGTGCATCAATATTTTTTTGAGTGCTTTCTGCTTCAGTCGTTACAACAATGTCTAAAAGATCATCTGTAGCTGTAATATTTTTCTCACTAAACATTGAACGTGCTTCGTTTCTCATAGAATTCATTGCTTCTCTTTGACGAAGTTCTTCGTTTTCTTTACGAAGTTTTTCCATTTCGTATTCGTTTTTTTGGTCTTTATTCATTTTAGCGAGTTTTTCAGCTTCTTTAGCTTTTTCATCAGCTTTTTTCTGTTCACGAGCAACTCGCTCTTTAATCAATTGATTAACTTCTTCTTGCGTAAATGTTTTTTCAGTCTTATCTGACTGCTCTTGTTTATTGTTAGAAGTATCATCTTGATTACTTTGGTTTTGCTCGTTTACATTTGTTTCTTGAGTTTCAGTAACGTTACTTTCTTGTGCCATGAGATATACCTCCGTTTATAGTCTGTCGACTGTATATTCCATGCGTGCTTTTAACGTCTTCAGCACGTTTTGGACATAAAAAATAGCCATCACACGAATGTAATAGCTTTATCGTTTCTGTATTGCTTGTTCAATTGCTTTAATTTTTTCATAATCTGTCATTTCATCTTTTAAAATATCTTCTGGTGTATCACCGTAGACTTGCATATATTCATCAGTTACATCATCTAATTTTTGTTCATATTCTTCTCTAGTCAATTACAATCTTACCTCCTGAATATTTTCCTTTACGTTCAGCAAAGAACTTATCACGCCAATTACCAACATGTGGAGCAGTTGAACACCTACAATGTGGATGTATAGGCGCAGCATTGACACCAGGAACCATATTCTTTACTTTGAATACCTTACCGTTCAACTCATTACAAACTGGACAAACCTTTGTTTTTTCATCGTCTTTCAACTTGCTTAAATCTAGGTTTTCCTCATAAAATCCCGGTTTTGGTAATTCACTTTTAGATGCTAAGAACTCATACTCACCATCTTCACCAAGTGTTTTTAAATAAGATAGTCGTTGTGCTTCTGATTGCGCTCTAGCTGACTCAGTGGTTAGTAAACGTTTAGCATTGTATGTTGTTTGGCCTGTTTTTTTCTTGAATTCTTTCACATACATGTTAGGATGTCGGCCACGTACAACTACATTTGTTGTGATACGCTCAACTTCTTCTCTTACCAAATCCATATCATCCCATAAACGCTCTGACCAAGTGACCTTATGAAACTTACTATTAGCAATAGATTCTGCTTTTTCTTCGGTAATTCTAAGGTCTACGCCTAATATTCCTGCCTGTTCTTTCACTTCACGGTTAATTGAATCAACTAATCCACTCTCGATTGTCTTTTCTACTTCTGCAGTTGATGATTTAACTATCAAATCTAGATTTTCTTTTAGTAACTTCTCACGAGAAATCTTCATTTTGACATTATATTTCTTTAATTCTTTGTTCGCTTTCTCACTAAAGTCTTTATTCTTAACATATTCTTTTGCCTTAGCTTTAAACGCTACAACATCAAAAGCATCTACAACTTTCTTTGCTTCGGTAACAGATAAACCTTCAGAAGTAGCAAACTTAGCATAAAAAGCAAATATCTCTTTTGCTATTTCTGCATACATCAAAGTAATAATACGATTAATCTCTGCTGCAGTTTTAGCATCTTCAACTACATTTTGCTCCATAACAAGCTGAGCGCGTTCTATCCAATACTGAGGATCATATTGTTCTGCCATTACCTTCATCTACCTTTTCAGATGAATTGAAAGCATCTTGATAACTGTTCGCATCAGATTCGTCTCTTTCTTGCTGACGTTCTTCCTTCATTTTTTCCATTTCTTCATGTGGATCATCAATAATATCCAGAACCGATAAACGTGTTTGTTCTGATACACCACCACTTAAAGCGTTAAATGCTTCGATTGATTCCATTAATGACTTAGGCAAGTTAGGAGAGAACTTGATTGTAATCTCTTTATAAGAATGTTGCGTTAAATTCTCTATATTGATGTTATTGAATAGCAATTTATAACGTTTCATCAAACCTTTTTTAAACAATCGTTCTTTGATTGCTCGCATTTGCTCAAGTCCGAATAGCTTATATTTCATTGCTTCTCCACTTTGAACACCACTAAAGTTTTCATCACTTAAATCAGGTGTATTCGTAAATTTATGAATGTCTCGCTCTAACCGGCTTTTGTATGCTTCTGTTCCTGCCACATCATATTGTTTATAGATATATTTCACATCTGCAGTACCTTCACTACCATTGGCAGTGATACCAGGTTTAATATGAACCATATTCGCATCTTTAAATGCCTTGGCATCTTCACTATCTAATTCAGTGTTACCAATAATAGCTAACATAGCGTCATTTAAGTCTGTCATGTAGTTAGCTGTATCTGATTCTGCAGCATCATAAGCGTCTATCAATGAAATCACATTTTCAAAGTCACCTTGCTTAAATTGGTCGTTTAGATACTCAATAATAGGAACGTCATTATAATAATGCTCAACGATATCAATAGACTCGAATTGGCTACCTTTCATCTTGATGTAGTAAATATCTTCATCCGTGTAGACTTCAACAAAATCTGTAGGTACTTTATCAACATCTTGTTTTGTGTAGTATCTGACACCAGCAAGCACTTTTTTATCTAGCGACTCATCATACACAACAAATGTATTCTTTGGATCAAGTAACTTAAATGTATCTTTATCTTCTAAATCACGATACACAATTTCATAAGCACGTCCGTAAATTGAGAGATTTAATGCTAGATCACTATTTACTGCATCTGCATCATTCAAATCGTTTAATTCGACTATCTTATCATTGGTGTTTTCATCTTTATGGAGAATCGTAATAGGATTACCAGTAAGATAACCAACAATGAAACGTGATACATATTTAGCGAAGTTATGAACAATTCTACGGTCTGACTTTTCATCATCTAAACGACGCTTTCCAACTAAAATATCAGTATTTCTGTTTAAGTAATAATCTTCTAATGTTTCTAAACGTGGCAATTGAAGTGTTTTATGGTTATTAATTAACTCTCTTAACTTTTCTTCAGTTAAAAGTTCTTCAATATCACTAACTAAAAAATCGTCATTTGCTTCTTTTACAAATGTATTGTAACTGTATAAATCTGTTAGCTTTTTAACCATTTATCCTCTCACCATGCCTTTCATTTGTCTTAATTTGCTAACACTTGTTTTCTCTTTGGGTTTGAATATTAAATCAGATAGCGAATATCTAAGTGCATCCATCAAGTGGTTATTAGCATCTATAGGTTTATTCAACCAGTTACCTTCATTATCTTGGTCGAAGGTATATGTGTTTAATTCTTCAATCGTACTTATACAACTGGGATGTATGTACATCTTGAAACCTTGAACATATTGAACGCCCGGCATAATCGAATGAGGTCCTTTTGTTGCAGGTGTAATCTTTTTAATACCTTTTAACTTCAATTCTGCAATCATTCGCATATCACCTTCTGATTTAATTTCTGCTGTCTTTAAGTCTTTATCAACAATCATGTTATAGATATCATCTGTGAGCATACCTTTTTCATAATGCTCATCATATATCCATAACTCTTTGTTAGGTAAATCCACAACTGCACTAATTAATGCAGTAGGATCATTTGTGAAACCATAGTCAATACCGTGAACTTTTAATTGAGTTGCTTTATACTTTTCAAACCAATCAAAGTCTTTTATTTCAAAGTTTGTATAAACAAGCCCTTCTGCTACGCCCCATTCTCCGTCACACACAATTCTTGCACGTCTAGGGTTTGTACGATACAAGTCCTCATAACGTGCAATATCGACATCATCAAGCCATTCATTCACTCGAAATGTTGTCGTGTATGAAAATGTATTGTTTAATCGTGTATCTTCATCAAAGAATGTAGGTTTAAGCCAATGACGTTCACTCCATGGGTTAAATGTAACTGTAATTTGTTTAAAGAAATTATCATCTTGATAACTACCACGAATAGATTCGACAACGGTACTAAATTTATCAAACGTTTCAATCTGATAAGCTTCTTCAAACCATGCCCAACATAATATCCCAGTATCAACCGTGATTGATGTAATCTTCAAAGGATCATCTAAACCACGAAACAGAATCTTTTGGCCAGTTTTCTTGTAAGTAATCTCTGGTAAACTCTCGTTAAACTTAAATAAGTGAGCTACGCCCAATTGGTTTGTAGCCCACTTCAAGTCTGTATATGTTGATTGTTTATTTGTATTACTAAATCGTCTTACAACGAGCAAATTTGCCCATTCATACTTCATCAAACGATAAATAAAGTTGATTGCAGTCGTTTTTGATTTCTTACTACCACGACTACCTTTTACAACTCTATAAAAGTTTTTGTTGTGCCAGAATTTATTGTAGCCACCACCAATTGTTTTTGCAGGACTGATTTTTGGTCTTTCGGCCATGTCTAATCATCTTCCGGAACATCATCAACAAATATTGGTGTGGTTACTTCGGCTTCAACTTTTTCTGTCCACATTCTGTATCGTTTACCTAGGAGTTCTGCAGCTTTAATCCTATCTTTAGCACCTACATCAATATTATCTATTTCTTGATAGCCTTCACCTTGGCCAACTAACGTTTGTTCAGTCATTTCTCCACGCATAACTGATGTTAAATACTGAAGTATTTCATCTTGTTCGGCAATACTTTCTTTTTTGAGTTCTTCCAAACGCTTGTCAATATAGGATTTTATCCCAACATTTCCCAACAATTTTGTAGTATTCTTATTGGCATAATTTTTACTGTAACCAGCACTTATAGCTGACTGGTAAGCATTACCTGTTCTTATATATTCATCTGCAAATCTCTGTTGTTTTAATGTTAATTTCATCTCATATACCACCAACTCTCACGCTAATTGCTTAAATTTGTGTATAAAAAAATACCCTTAAAAGGGTATTTTTATTATTCAGTAATAT